GTCATCTTCTTCTTTTAAATTTTTAAGAAGATTTTTAAGTTTTTTAATATAGTCGGGGATAGGTAATTTAATGTCTTCGTACATGTTACCTTCTTTAAAGTGGATTTTAAATCCTTGATCATTTACCTGCTGAATAGGTACCTTTAATTTGCTTATGACATAATCTATTTGATCATGATAATATTTAACATACGTGGTATCAATCAAAGATCCTTTATAATCTAATTTATAACATTTGAAAACAAACATCCTCATAGGATGATAGTAATAAGACTCTACAAAAAAACCTCTGTCTAAGAATCTTTTTCTCATGTATTCTATAAATGCATCTGCATTTTTTTGTAGAGCGTTAATACGTTGTCTGTTAAATTCTTCTAATACCTCTTCCGCATTTATAGGTTTGGGTATATCTGCAGTTTGGGCCGCATTGTTTTGAGATAATAAGGCGTTTAAGTTGTCTTCTGAATACTCTACAATTTGTTGACCATCAGCATCACAAATGTAGTTGTCTTTTATAATGAGCCCTTTGCCAGAAAGATAATCCATATAAGCCTTAACTCGCGGCCACCACCATTGTATCATGCCTTGGAGGGCATAACCCAAAGTCCAACGAGGATCACCTATTAGAGACCAAGCATTGATATCTGGCAAAAATGCTTTCCATTCAGGATATATTTCTGGTAACTTTAATTCTCCGTTAAAATTTTCATCCAAAGCTGCTCTAGCTAATTTTTGGTAAAAAGTACTTGGATCATAATTTATACCATAAGGATCTTCTTTGGTAGAAGGTTCCACCAAAGAAGCTGGAAAATCCTTATTGGGATAAACATATTTTATATCTGCTGGTACGATCGTCCCGTGAGAAATTGCTTGATATTTTTGAGAAAAAATGTGATCTTCTACCGAAGAAGTAGGAGTAATAAGAGGCTCGTTGTCAGCGTCTTTATTTACTGTAGAGGTATAAACCTCAGAAGAATTGTCAATCGGTACGTGTTCAACTATATCTTGAATACGAGGGTCTTCTTCTCTACTTTGAGTAGTATAAGAAGAATTTGTAACAATTACATTTTTTCCAGCAGCCTTGGCTCGGCGAGCTTCTGCTAAAATATCTACCAATTTAGGGGATATTGCCATACTATGTTTCGTCGTCTAAGTCTTCTTCATCCAAAAATTTCATCTGAGTTTGTTGCTGATGAGAAAGAAAAACATTCTTTAGAAATTCAACAATTGCATCTTGATCTTTGGCTGATGCTGCGTGTTGAATTAAAATTCTGTCGCCTATAGTGTTATAACCTATTAAAAGATAGCTATCTAGATATTCTGTTATAACAGATTTCAAGAGATGATAATCTCTTTCTTCTATCTTAGAGGCAGATTGGTTTTTCTTTAACCAAGCATCTAAAGCTCCTTGTAATTCTGAATCATTTATGGAATTATAAATGTTTTGTTTAACTTCTGATAAGATTCTATCAGCAGTTTTTTCATCTAAACCAGACAAAGAGGGCACCGCCACTGCTATTTGAAATTTGCCCTGAGGATTATTAGCAGCCGGCGGTGTTTGTTGTTTAGAATTTGGTTTGTCTTTTTTATTCTTTCTAGGTCTAGGCGATGGCATAAGTGGATGCTTTATTATTTACTCCAAACTTAACCAAATACTCGATAACCACTTCAATAGAACTGGTCTTGATTTTAAAGTTGTTAGGAACAAATTGCCCACCGTCATAGATTTCAAAATATTCTTCTCCTAAATTGTTATGGTTATTATAACAAGTTACAAAAACAGAAGATACTCCAGGGTCAATAATAGCTGTCCAAGAACGAGGGTCTTGTTGACCAAATTCACTGAACAATTTATCGGCTACATAACCACTGTCTCTCAAGCGTTTGATGAAGTAACTACAGGTTGTGATTTTATTTTTTGCCATATGATTTATTTAATAATGTTGGTTTATTTTACTAGTGCTGAAATGATATATTTTAATTCTATACTCTCTTCTTCTGTGTTCTGAAACACAAAAACTTTATATTGATTATTGATCTTAACTTTGATATCGTTACGACACAATGCTAAGTTCTTAAACACTTCCATACTAATAGGAACTGGTTGTTCTAAGGAAGTACCAATATACTCAGATGATGCCACCAAAGTAATGTTGTCCACGTTTTGAAGTGTTTTATCGTCAATCTCTGCATAAACCTTATCTTCCTTTGTGGAAAAGTAGATTTTAGTTAAGTCTGACGTAAAACTATAACCATACATCAATTGCTTTAATTTACCTTGTGAGATGGTAAATTCTGTATCAAATTTGAGAGATGATATTTTATTAATATTGACTGCTGCTTCTCGTACAATACTATCATCTACTAAATGATATTTGAAATAGGTTTTTTCTTCAGTTTCGTGGTCAACACTTTGACATTTAATATTGTTTGATTCTAACTCAATACTAAATTGACCGTTATCACCCAAACATTCTAAACCCGATAACAATCGCTTGATACTAATAATATTAAGACGAATAGGTTCTTTAACAAATTCTGACTCCTTAGGAAACAAGGCTTTTGCGTAAAGAATTACCGTATTATCAGCCGAAGCACTGATAGAATAAATACAGGAAGGTGTTATGTTTAATACACAACTTTCTGTCAATCTATTGATTGGTTTAAGAATCTTCTCCAAAAAACTTTTTGGAAGAGGAATGTGGGTCATTAATATTACTTGTTAAGAGTTTCTTTTTGAGTGATGAAATTAAACACTTTACCCATCATTCCAGAAATTTTTGTGAAGGTAGAATCAATACGCAAAAGAGTAGACTTGATGGTCTTAATGTCTTCTGCTAAAGATTCTAATTCTGGTGCTGAAACTTTGGAGATTGGTAAAGAAACAGCAGCCGGCTGTGCAACCGGCTGCTGCATTTCAGTAATAGAAACGTTGACTGGATCTGGATTAAATGTAGCTGCTGAGCTGGTGTCTGGCACCATTTGCTGAACAAGAGTCTCTGGAACATATCCTTGAAACGCTTCGCTATTTTGAATGATCGTACGTTGTCCACGAACCAGAGAATTGATATCAAGTTTATTGATACTTCCTTCTGCTGAATTCTTTCCAACCATCAACTTATCAACTCGATTGAGTTCACCATTAGCCATTGCGGCAAACATTAAAAGATCTTTGTCAACGCTCATATTATTTTAATTCTCTTCCTGCATTAATTACACTTACGGCAATAGAGCTGTGAATAGATTCGTAATGGTTAACAATTACAAGATAATCTTTAATGCGACTATCTAAGTCTTTATCTAGCTCAACTGCTACTTTACGTACCATGTCTTCAACAAAGACTGGATTTTCATACATCAATTCGGTTTGATATGCTTCATCTACCCGTTTGAGAGCATTGACAATTGGAGCTGAAGAACTCTTTTCTACTGCTTGAACTAATTCTTCAAACCAATAAACATCCGAGTCTACTCCTGTCTTTGACAGCTGTACTGTTACATCTGCATAAGACTGTTGATTATGTGCCCCGTAATCTGAGATTTCTTTAGAGCAAGGGCACAGTGAAGCATACAACACATTGGCGTGTAGATAAAACTTTTTCTCACCATTTACCAAACGACCTTCAAAAGATCCTTGATAATCCATATGAGAAACAACCTTGGATACTGGTGCTTCTTTCTTCAAGAAATAGTCAAACTTAATTTTGATATAAGCATTTTGACTCTTGAGACGCTCCTTGCACTCATCTAGAAGAATGTCCATAACTTCATCAATACGATGAGTTTTGTTAGCCAAAACTTCTTCTACCAAAATACGATAGCGACTCATGTTTGTGCCCTTAACTTCTGGAGTAAGGTCTGTGTACATACTAATGATGGCTTTAGTAGGATTGATAGATCCATCTTTACGAATGATCTCCATAGGAACTACAATGTTGCGTGATCCTACCTTGGGAATATACTTTTTCGGAAAGCCATCAAGTGTATTTTGAATATCTGGAATGTCTGCGTTGGTTTTGATTCTAGGCATATGATTTAATGGTTGGTTTTGATTATAGTATGTGTTTTTTAAATTGCTAATAAAATTACAGATCTTTGAGAATATCATGGATACGATCGTCAATAGGACTTTCTTCTTCTACTGTCTCTGTTTGTTTGGGTTGAGGAGTTGAATAGGATTCATATTCATTTTCTTCTGGTTCAGGCTTAGAAGCTTGCTTAGCTGCTGGTCTAGAAGGCACTTCGTCTGTCTTACCCAAGAAGTGAATGTTCAACAATTTTTGAATTTCATCATAAGGCTTCAACTCAAAAATAGTATCCAATGATTTAACTGAATTGTAAATTTCATCTTGATCTGGATCGCCTTCTAAAGCTGAAGGTGTCAAGAATCTTGATGCAACATAAGTAGGATATCCGCCTTCATTTTCTTCTACTTTAATGCGCAAATTGCATCCGTTTTCTGACAAGTCAAAAATCTTTGCGCCAAAGTCTTCTGCATCGTCACCTTCCATTGCTGAAGTGATAATCTTGTCCAATTGCTTGCCATAGCGAAGAATTTTGGTTTGACCCTGGTTGTCTGGGTTGGTTGGATCTTTAATTACGTATACATTAACCAACCAATTTTCATTGCGCTTGATTGGTTTAATCTTTTCAATTTCAGCTTTGTCGTTGGTCTTGTAGATCTTAGAACGGTACTCGTCAATAGGGCATCTTTCCTTGACTGTGGTGGGGCAAAGAACTGAAACCAATTCTTGTGTAACTGTGCTATTCCAAAGGTGGTGGAAATAGTGGAAGATGGTTCTTTCTGGATGTGCAAGGTTCGGAACAAGACGGACCAAATAGGTCTTTCCAATCTCTAGCTTGAGGAAATCTTTGAAATTTCCATCTGAAGAATTGCTCTTCTTAGCCAAAGCGTCTTTGATTGAGTTGAATAGTGAGGTTGAATATTTCATTGGTTTATGTTTGTTATATTAGGTTATTTTGTTTGGTTTTTCAACACGGAGGTGATGAAATTTTTTATCTGCTCAGATGCCTTTTTTACAAGGTTTCTGGCTTGAGAAGAATTAGTGTAACGCATTTTAAAAGCCATGAATGTGTCTTTAAGATTAGGCATCCATAGTTCTAATTCATCCGATGTAAAGTTGTCTAGTTGGAGATCTCCCAGTTCCATTAAGCAATAAGGATTGACTTGATATTGTCTGTAATGTTCTGTCCACACTGGCATTAATCCGTTCTTTTGGTGTATATAATCTGATAAATTTATTTTATTATCAACACAATAAGAACCTATAAATGCAAACCCCCTTTTGATGTCTTCTAGTTGATTGTCGGGGTTCTCGTTACGAAGCTTGGTTTTGTATAAATTGTAGGCCTTTATAGCTTTGCGAGTGCAGAAATAATCCAGGTAGGGATAGGGTTCATCTGGGTGTAAATTTAGAGGAGCACTAAAAAAATCGTCTACACTTATGAAAGAAAATTTTCTAAAAAAATCTCCTAGATGTTGTAAATGATTTTTGATGTTTGGAGCTAAATCATCAAAATTGTTGCGTGGTTTCCACGGTTGACCTTTTCTAGAATGCTTGAGGTGGGAATTGTATATTTGTTTTTCTAGAAAGGTCATTGAGACGCTGCGGTTAGATTTTTGTTGGTTTGCCGAAAACGGAATATTTTCTTGTTAATATTAGGAGTAAGACTCAAGTAGGTACGTATAATATTATGTAAATTATAGTCTCCCAGCAACTCAAAAAATATTTTTTGTGTCTTTTTATCTTGGATCAAATATTTTAAAAAATTTAAAAAATTTAATTTTTTACCCTTGGCTATACAAACAAAAGATCCAAATTTTAATACAATGTTTTCAAATTCTGACAAATTTGAAGCTTCTGAAGGATTCATTAAATCCTTAATTTGTTGAGAGGAGGTAATAATCATACACTTATAGGAGCAAGATTTTTAGTTATTTCTAAAAACAATGGAGTAATTACCCCACCACCGGCGTGTTTGTGACCCCCACCCTCACAAATCTTTTCGGCAAACGTTCCTACATTAATAGGATCTTCTTTGGTGTGTTGTCTGATATAAACCTTTTCAGACTTTAAATTAATGAAAATAAAAATATCTGGTTTGTGGTCTTTAATCAGATAATCTGCACACAGATTAGAGAAGGTATCACCCATAGCTGCTAGAACTCTCTTGGACTTGGAACCAAATTGAACATTACCGGAAAATAAATTAATTTTTTTAGATTGTTCGTAAGCTGAATTTTTAATAAACGCTATCGCTTTCTTTTGTTCTGGTGTAAACCCCTTGAATCCGTCATGATAATCTTTAATAAATTTGGTAAAATTATTTTTATATTCAGACCAAAATAAAATGTTCAAATCATAGGATTCTGGAATTTGCAGTCTATAACAATCAAAATCATCTGCCAGAGCCACAAGGGTCTTTTGGGCTGTAGTACGGGCTGGATATCCGTTTGATGTGGAATACTTTTTAGCCATTAACAAAGCATTAGAGGTGGTGTTCTCGTAAATTATTTTTGCTTTTTTAAATTGGTTTAAAAGAGGTTCTGAAGACTCATGGTGGTCTATGAAGGTGATGTGTTCTAAGTCTAAATTTTCTACAAATTCCTTTCTCAAGGAAAGGTCTAAAATAAATGTAGGGCACGGTGAATTGACCTCATCTAAGTCTGATTTAATACTATCAATTTCTAAATTGTTATATGCTTTCCACCTGATGTGATCATTGGGTAAGGCCCACAAAAGGGTCAGCAAACTGACTGCTCCATCTAAATCTTTGTGGGTATATACTTGATAACAAACCATATTTTATTTAAAGTAAATGGTGTAAATAGCACTTAGTCTTCTAAATCACCTAAAGACTCTATAATGCTGAGTGTGTTGGTGATACTGTTGTCTTTACTTGAGCCTGGTATGTTTTTTGTTTGAACTGCCAATGTTCTAGAAATTCCATCTGGATCTTTGAGAGTAAGTGTTGGATAATCTATATTCAAGATGGTATGGCATTCGCGAGGCCCGAAGCGATTTTTAGTTATACCGAGATGAATAATGCCTAGTTCAAAGTCTTCTTCTTCTGTCCAAATAGAAAACTGAGCATCGGCTGTATGTGACAATCCCATAGACTCACTAGTTGTTTCTAATCCTGGATTCTTTTGGTCATATGCTGTGCGATTAGCCTGAGTTGCTGTGATTACTGGACAAGAAAAGAAATAAGACAATGCTCGTACTTGCTCTGCTATTTGTTTGATTGCTTCATATGAATTCATACCTCTATCTGGAGGTGCTAACAAGTTCAGGTAGTCTAATACTATAGCATCTGGTTTAATGCCTTTGCGTACTAATTTTTCTAGGTATGCTTTAATATGTGCCGGCGAAACAGACTTAGGTGGAAACTCTTTAACTATTAATTTAGCTCCTTTGTGTTTGTTTTTATAACTGATGATTTTGTCCTTGAGTGGGCCTACGTGAATAGACAAATCATTCATAGCTATCTGTGATAGCTGGGAGCTAATACGCTTGCTGTAAATTTGCTCAGACATTTCTAAAGATATCAAGACGACTGTCTTGTCTTGGTCTAGAATATTTGTAGCAATGTTACCTAAAAATATAGATTTACCAACATTAGTTACTCCATAAAAAACATACATAGCTTTACCATCTGCTTGAAACCCCCCGCCAATTTTTTCATCTAACCAAGACCATTTTGAGGGAATAGTCTTGAATACTTTTTGAAGTTCTTCACAGTGTTTGTCTATGTTTTCTAAATAATCAAACCCCAAACTTTCTACCAAGTTAATATTACACGCAGCTTCTACGTCTTGTAACATTTTGTGTGTGTTTATTTCACCAGACTGGACTTCTACAGAGATTTTTAAAATAGTATCTTTAACAGCTTTCTCTCTAAAAAATCTTTCTGAATTGACTAATAAAGTATCTTTGTCGTAGGTCTTGTCTATGTCTTGAAAGGATAATACAACTTGCTTTAAAGCATTGCGTTTTTCGGGATCTACAAGATGTAATTTTAATTCTGTAATGTTGGGTATTTTTTTATGATGAGAAAAATATTCTGCCAAACTTTCAAATATACTTCGTATGTTTTTGTCTTCAAAATATTTTGGTTTAGCATGCTCTATAATAGATTCTAAATAACTAGAATCCATGATAGCATTATATATGATTAATTTTTCTAGAAGATTTAAATCTAACGGTAGAAGAGACTTCACAATTCTATTATAAAAGGCTATTGAACTTAATCAATAGCCTTTTACTTTTTTTTATGAGTTAGAGGTCTTAGTAAATAGATTTTTCTTCTCTATATACTGCGGAGTTTCTTTCATGTTCCCACACCTCTACCTGAGTGACCCAACAACGACCATAGGTAATTTCTTGAATATGTTCCTGAGCTCTCTTGAAGCACCACTCAGCGGTTTTTTCAATACCAACTCCGTCCATAATTCTCAAATCACAACCCCCTTCATCATGCAATTGTTTAAAAGAAGGCAACAAAGGATCATCTTTAGCAATACAAAGAGTATGATCAAATTGATTCTTTAAAATCTTTTCCAACTCTTTTAAATTACCAAAGTCCACTACCCAATTACGTTCATCTAATTCCTTAGCTTCAAACCAAAATTTGGCTTTAAGTTGGTAACCATGAACAAATCGACAATGAGAGAAAGAAGCTGTCCATTGACGAAATGCACAGCTACCTAACTCTATCATCTTAGTAGATTGAAATGTTGTAATATTACTCTTCATTGTCTTCGTCGTCTTCTTCTGGCTCTTTAGTTGCTGGAGTATTTTCTTTTTTGTATTGCAGCTCTGTTTGAAGTTTAATTTCTAATTGTGGTAGAATTTTATTCCAAACTTCTTCATCTTGTCTCCAGCTTTTATAATAGCCCAGTTTAGTACCATCTGCTAGAGCAAACGTAGCACCACTTTGAACTACTACTCCATAACCAACTGCCATATCAAGTAAGCCGGAATATTTTGCT